TGCTGCTTCCGGCAGATCACCATCTTCGGGCGGTTGCCCTCGTCCCACGACTGCCATACAGACTGTGGCACGTCCTTCTGAATGAGGTATTCGATAGCCTCTTCTTCGGTCATCGGCCCCATCGGTTCTGTATCATGCAGCAAGTAGCCGCGTGTGTGTTTCTTGAAGTCGGGCTGCGCCTCGTCCTTCGCTAACTCCCAGTATACCCAAACCGGCGGCAGTATCCCACCCTGCAAGGCACAGGCCATCCAGTTGGGGTCCGGCACCAATATCTTGGCGCACTCATCTACCTTGTCCTCGTACACGACACGATACTCTGACTGCACACCATCAAGGTTTTCCTTTGCCCAGCAGAGCCTGTCCCATAGATGTGTGCCTTGAAACTCTGGGGTCACTGTCATGCGAGGTCTCCGTGTACAATAGTATGTGCCGCCGTAGCATCATGCTGTGTATCAGTCACAGTGTTGTATGTGTAATATTTATGTTGCGTAGTCGTATTAGCGACCCCCGCCGCACTAAGGTTGAGGGCATAGCTGCCCTGCGTATCGCCAATATTGGTGGCTGCAACAGCATAATCTCCGTTGTTCATAGCGGAGGTAGCAGTCTTTGTGAACAAACCTGTGTCGTGGTCAGTTATACTTGAAGTATTCAGACTGTCCTTAATGACAGGTGTAGCCATGTTAATGCTTGTCCACATTTTGGAGCTACCCTCAACAACAAAATTCGTAGGCACCGAACCCGCAGTCGAGTGCGTCAGGGTATCTGCTTTGAGTGTACCGAAGCTAGGCATTATGCGAGGTCTCCGTGCATTGAAACAGAACTGTTATGGTCAACAGCAACCCCACTAATGTTGTGTTGCAATGTTCTTGCATTGGCTGTGGATTCTACAGCAGCAAACAGAGTAGAGGTAGCACTTGATGCGCTTGTTGCTACTGTAGAACAACTTAATGAAATAGGGGGGTTTGCAAAATTGTAATCAATATCTCCTGTTCCATCATCGTCCAAAGAACTAACATTTAAGGAGTCACTATCTATGGGCGTTCCACCTGAATAGGTTACCCTGCACCACATCTTTGCCAGCCCCTGCTGCAACTGGAACGTAGCTGCGCCACCTTCAGATGTTACAGCCACATTACCCGCAGTAGTCTTGCCTGTAAGGTTGTCTACAAGAATGCTACTCATGCGAGGTCTCCGATAGAAATAATATTTATGTGGGCAGCGTCAGAAAACGAATTTGAAGTATTATAAAGTCTAAAATTACCTGTAGTTGAAGGTGACTTAGCTGCATCACTCCCATTATAAAAAACATGGGCTGATGTACCTATCAAAGCTACATTACAATGATTTGCAGAACTAAAAGAATTTGAAAAATTGTGAGAAACTGTACCTGTTCCGTGGTCTGTAAGAGACGCTGTATTGAAGCTATCATCTATAATGTTGTCATCAAGACCACTATAACTCCATGCCTTTGCTGCCTCTTGCTTCGTCAGCGTAGCTGCACCGCCGCTGGTGCTCTGGATGGTATCTGCCTTTAACGTGCTCATAGCGTCACCAATGTCCCGCCGCTTTCAACGGTCAGGGTCACGCCACTGGCTACAGTAAACGGGCCTGTCACGTTTGCATTCTCAGTTGCAAGGATGGTTATGTCGGAGGTCAAACTCTGTGCGTTTGTACGGAACAGCCCACCACCCTTGAAATTCCCTTTGTTCTGCCCCGGCGGAACTACAGAGTTTTCGGTCACGCCCATATAGATCACAAAGATGTTGCCGGTGCCGCTAGACGGCGCTGCGGTAAAAGTCAGAGTTGTGCCATCTGGCACAGTAAACGCATCGACGCTTTCCTGCACGACGCCATCGACGGACACAATGATATCTTCCTGCGCCACCGTTTGATTCAGGGTAAACGTCGTAGTCGATCCGTTACCGTTGAACTCTTGCGTAGCTGGCCGCGTCTGAAATCGAGTTGCTATGGGGTTACCAATAAACGGCATCAGGTGATCTCCATAATACTCAAGGTCGCATCGATCTTAGCCGAGACACTACAGTCGATCTTCAGAACATCTGTAGTCTGCAACACAACTTTGTTGCCAGCAAGCAGTTCGACGGAAGATCCAGCCGGGATCGGAATGTCCTTGACCAGTAGAACCGTTTCGTTTGTTTCTGTATCCGAGGTATCGGATACAAGCTGTACGTCAGCGGTTACCTGACTTGTGTGTATGTTACACAGCATAAGACCCAAGACGACGGAAGTAGTCGAGCCGGGAACTGTATAAAGCGTAAGCGGCGTACCTGCTGATGTTGGCATCGCCGCATTCGTCTTGACTTTGAATGTGTTTGCCATCTTTTATCCTAACGCAATAGCAAGAGCCGTTGCTTCTGTTGTATTACCCGCCATCGTAGCGGTGTAATCCGTTACTGCTGCGGCAAGACCCCCACCATCACAGTGAATAATGCGGGATTCCCCATTGGAAACCGTTACATTGCCGCCAGTTCCTTGGCTGAATATAACAGATTTTCCAGAATTGTTTGTTATAAAGTAAATTTTCTCCGCATCGTTGGGAGAAACAGTGATTGTATGCGTCCCGGAAGGAGAACCCCCGCACAGAATCATGCGATTCATGCCGTCTGTCACTGTGCCTTCAGACGTGGTCAAAGTGGACGATGTACCACTAAGACTAAGTGTTACGATCCCATTGAGAGCGGTATCAATAATATCGAAATTAGTGTTGGTGGTATCGCCCCAAGTACCGGATTGCTCTCCAGTTGCGGGTTTTTCAATGCCTGTGCGTGACGTATAACTACTAGCCATTTACGCTACTTCTTTCCAATTCGCTGGTGCATTAGGCGTTGTCTCACCCCAGCTAGGCGATGAACTTGGCGACTCCTCTTGCCAATTTTGCTCCGCTCCAGACGATATCTCACCCCATGCCGCTGTCTGATCCGGAGTTATACCCTGCCAAGATGCCACTTGATCAGGAAGTATTTGACCCCACACAAAGACAATACCAGCAGAAGCCGTCGCTGACAATCCTGTCAACCCTAGCATTATATCATCTACGACTACAGTGCCAAGAGCAGTCGAAACACTCTGGCCCGTCGCTTCGGCAGTGACCCCCGGTATTCCAAACGCCGTGCCAAGTTCAGCCGTAGCAGTGACTGCGGTTGCCGCGAAGTCAACATCGGTTATGACCGTTTCGTCACCAGTGGATGCAGTGGCAGAAACACCCGTAACGGCAAGGGCAACATCGGTTATGATCGTTTCGTTGCCTAGAGTTCCTGTTCCTTCAACACCAGTAACCGCAACGACAGACGCTCCTGTGGCCGTTACAGTTCCTACGGCTCCCGTGGCGGAAACATCGTCTTCAAACACACGGACGCTGATGGAAACGCTTTCTTCACCAACGCCTGTATTCGCATCGACGCCCTGTACTGAGAAGAGGGCTGTACCAGTTAGCGTTGGTGCGCCGACTGCACCGGTTGCAGAGACGCTGCCTACTACAAGATGGAACTCTGGAGTGCCTACCGCGCCCGTAGCAGATACACCGCTCACCACAAGATGGAACTCTGGATCCCCAACAGCGCCCGTCGCAGAAACGCCTGTGACATCTACTGCCGCCCCTGCGGAAACAGTCTCGTTACCTAGCTGTGCAGCAAGCACTGCGCCCGTGACGGCAATCGACACATCGGTAACAACCGTCTCGTTACCAACAGCACCTGTAGCAGACACACCAGTTGCAGCGGTGGCAGAGGTGCCGGTAGACGTTACGCTGCCGACAGCACCTGTGCTGCTTACGCCTGTAGCAGCAACATTCGCGCCGCCGCTAACCTGTTCTTCACCAAAGTTAACGTCGGCGCTAAGACCCTCTTCGACAACTTTTGCGCCGCCAGCGGCAAGCGCATCGCCTACCACGCCAGTTCCCTCAACACCTGTGGCAGATACAGTTATGCCGCCTGTAGCGATAACTGTTACAGAGCCAAGCGTCCCTGTTGCGGCGGCTCCTGTGGCCGCAATGGCTGCTGTACCTGTTGTACGTCCGGGGAAATTACGAAGACCAAAAAGATTGGATTCCCTGTCGTTACTATCGTCTTCGACAATGGCACCGACAGGCACTTCCGAAACGAAGCGCATACCAGCGGTGAGCGCGTAGCTCTTGGCGTTACCAGTTAGATTGCTGTCCGTGGTTGTGCTTGAGATAAGCTGGAACTTGGTCGGGAAGTCTGATCCCGTGTTGCTTGTCGCAAGCTGTATTGTATCTACGAGTGTGCCGCTGCTGTTATAAACCTCAATGTTGCGGCCATTCGTACCCGGCGCACCCATAAAGCATACAAACTCTGCTGCTTCGATAAGTCTAAACTCGTGGGCAAAACAACCTTCGGGTATAAAGCTGGTTTTTTCACCGCCGTCAGAGTCCGCGATACTAAACGCAGCAATTGCTTTCTGCGCGGAAATTTTATTTGTGGGGCCGGTAAAATCAGTGCCACTAGCAAAAAGGCTGGTATCAACAGTGCTAATAGTACGATTTGTATTAGACCCACCGTTGCTGTCGTGCCTTGTTGTACTTACAGCAGTCTCGCCATAACCATCTACTCTAATTGCCGCAGCACTTCCTGACGCAATACCGTAGATAAAGTCCGTGGTTGCGGGAAACGCTGGCCGGTTGTCGCCACCCACGTTAGTGTCGCGTGTTTTAAAGACAGTAATCGGCAGGTCTGAAAATACGGTGTATTCAGGGTCAGAAGCATCGTCAGCGTAGGATTGCGTTGTAGTCGCGGCGCTGCCAACACTAAGCGTTGTAGTTGATACGCCGTCCTTGAATATCTCCACAGACGCTGTGCCATACAGGGCGCGTATCTGTAATACAAAACCCGTCCTTGTGTTGCGGAAGCCAAACGAGGTTCCCGCCCAAGAGGTCGGTACACCGACAGTTGCATTGTCGGGGGATTGAAGCGTAATCGGCTTGTTCGCCGATATAATCTTGTTTTCGTAGTTAGACGCGGAGACGGTAAGTGTGCCACCTGCCGAACTTATTGTGCCAAGAGATGACCCGTCAGCAGAAACTGTCGTGCTATCCTCAAAGGCCATAACAGTGATGCTAGGATCACTGCTGTCTGTAGGTACGAAGTATTCGGCATGGAACGCGCCACCGAGGTCTTCGTTACCTCTGGCTTCATTGCCTACAACAGTTACAGAAGAGTTGGCCGCAACGGTGACGCTGCCGACTGCGCCAGTACCGGCAACACCCGTTACAGAAACCGATTCATTGATCGGTATGTCTGCAAACGCAAACGCTGAAAACGGGCCGTGACCGAACATGGTTTATCCTAACGCAATCGCAAGCGCAGTCGCATCGTCAGTGGTGGCTGCGCCTATGTCAGACGCCACCTCTGATGCTGATCTTCCCTCTATCGAAGTTCCGTTAACACGCAAGAAATCGTCGTCTGCAACGCCGGATGTGAATACCGGCACATTGCCGTTACTGATGCCTGTGGCTGCAACAGCCGCTGTGCCTAGTCCCAAGCTAGTTCTTGCAGTAGCACCAGACTCTGCAACAAAATTACTGCCGTCGCCTACAATGAAGTTGCCATTCGTGACAGCAAGCCCGGCTACGTCCTGTAGCTGCGCGTCAAGTCTGGCGTTGGGCAGGGTGCCTGACCCAATGTTGCTTGCATTAGTGGTGTCCGTTGTAGCGGAAGCTGCCAACGCCGTGCCGTTAACTGTGATGGCATCTGCTTCTAGCGTACCGTCCACATCTACGTCACCAGAAATATCTAAACTGGTTGCAGCCACCTCACCCGTTACAGAAATGCCCCCGCTGGCTGTCTCCAGCTTCTTGGAGTTGTTGTGGTACAGTTCGACTGCGCCGTCATTATTAAAGACCGCAAATGTTTCGTCTAAAGCGCCACTTCTGAAATCAAACTGATTGTCTGATGCAAATCTAAGGCCACCAGTGCCAAGCTCTGCAATGTAACTGTGAGTGCCATCGTGGTAGATTTGAAGGTCATTACCAGCACCAAACTTGGCCTTCGCAT